CTACCACCTTTATTTTTCAATTCATTTTTGAGTTCTTCCAATTCACCCTCTACATCAGTTTCTTCAGTTTGCATTGCAGGGTCTGAACCTTCATCTTCAATTGAACGATATCTGAATCTATCTTTAAGGTCATTAATCATATTAGTTTTCTGATTATCGATTTCATCTTTGCTCATATTGAAAATATTTTCATATGCCCATTCTTTTGAAATCATATTCAATTGTTGAATATCAGAAACCAATCTAACTTTTTCACTCCATAAGTTTACCTTTTCCTGCTCATATATTGTAGATGGATTAACCAAATTCAATTCAAAATCAACCATTTCAGGTCCTTCAATTCCTTGAGCTGATAAATGTACAACTGCTAACTTAGTAAGTTCGGATACTAAAGTTCTTTGTATTCTTTCGATTGTTCTTGCAAATCTTACATCTTCTGCAGCAAGTGTTGCTTTACCATTTACATTCTCATCGTATCCCAAATATGCTTTTGGAATCTTTAGAGCTGCAAACATTTTATTCTTTAAGTAATCAATATCTTCAATAGCTGTATATTGTAGTCCTCCCAATGTATCTATTTCGGTTCCACTATCACCACCCCTAACAGGTAAGAAGAAATCTTCAGTTAAGTTTTGAATATTATACTTTAGATTATAATCACCAGTATTTTTATCCATAAATGGAACTTTCTTCATTTTGTTGATAATCTTTTGCATATAGTTATCAACCTCAGTTGGTGGAATATTACCAATATCAATTTTGAAAACTCTCTTATCAGGTGCTCTCATGATTCTATGAATTAACATAGCATCTTCCATAAGAGAAACTTGCTTCCAAATCCTTCTACCATTTTCAATCATTGCCTTACCATAAGGTAGGAAGTTTGTATCCGATAATAATCTGAAGTGAACTATCTCATAGTTTTCGTATTCACCTTTACCAATTGGGTCGTGATTTACTTTAAACTTTACATAGTTAGGATTGGTTGGGTCGGTATTCTCTAATCTTTCAGTTTCGTAAACTGGAAGTGGTTGTACATTTATGATTCCTTTACCTGGAGCTATTTCCATAGCTAAAAAGAAATCACCATACTTAACCATATTACGAGTCCATGCCCATAAGTTAAATTCTAAGTTTAGAATATCATAGAAAAGGTTTTCTAATAATTCTTTTACTTTTTCGTTTTGAGTTTTGATTTGAATAACATCACCAAATTCATTTTTTAATGTTGATTCATCTGAGTATATATCTAATGCTGATGATATGATAGGGTCATTATCCATTGCATCATAATCTCTAAATAATTCTCTACGAACTTGGTGGTATGCCATTGATTGAGCTGCCATCTGGTCTCCATAGAATGAACGTTGTAACTTAGTGTATCTATCTCTTAAATTCATTAAGTTAGTACTACCTTGCTGTCTATCATCCGTATCCTTAATAGTTCTCTTACCATCCTTACCAACGACTACTACCGCTTGGGATGAAAAAAGTTTACTTAACTTATTAAAAAATGAACTATTTTGCTGTTCTGCCATTTTATCTTTGTTTATTTAATAATCTCCCTAATATACGAAAAATTATTAATATATCCTAATTTATTTACCACGCTTTACAACTCCAATATCTAGCTCCAGTTCTTGGACCAGGACTATCACAATTATGTCTAGCTCTAAAAGCCTTTTTTCTATCTGGATTTGATTTCTTTATTTTCATAGTTTTCTCACCAGCTTTCTTAGCCGATGTTCCACCATGTCCAAAGTTTACCTTTACAACATTTCCCTTTGGGTTTTTTACATACACTTTAAACTTCTTAACATCACCTCTCATTGGTTTATTTAGCTTGACATCTCTACCTTGATATTCAGCTTCGTTTACATCAGGCTTATATTCTTTTATAAATTCTAAGAATTCTACCAAATCATCGTGGTTTTCTACATCATATTCAAAGATATCATCTTTAAATTGGTTTGTAAAATCTTCAAAAAGTTCTTTAGTTGTGTTTTCCATAATAAATCTTATACTATATAAATATAACAAAATTGATTTATAACCAATTTGTTAGGTCCTCATGGGTACCATCACCGATATCCATTTTCCAAGGATTATCCTCGCTATCATTACCACCATATATACCAGTATAAGTATGAGATGAAATACTGTTAATTGCTTGTTTGGTTAAATCAACACCCTCTTGTCTTAATCTAAGAGCAGTATCCCTTACCCACAATCCTATTGCAAGAGCCATAACTAAATCATCATTATAACCCCTCATAGCTTCAGCTCTACCATTATTCCATATAAAGGTAAACATTTCATCTATTGTTCTTACTGAACGTATTGTTATTGATTTGTCTCTAATGTATTCTTCTAATTTGGAAATAATCAAAGGTCTTGTTCTTGAAGTAGTTGAAAATCCTGCTACTTGATTTCTATCTTGTGAACGATATTTATTACTAAACTGATTTCCAGCATCTACATATTTTATATCCTTCTCAGTATAATACAAATTTCCATAATTTCTATCAATAACTTGTTGTATAGCAGCCCAACCAATATTTGCGTTTTCAATTACTAATAACGCTTGATTATATTCAGTTGATAATGCTACTAAGAAGTTTCCAAAATCTTTAGTATCCAACTTACCCTTATATTCAGCTACTTGATTAGATGCAACTACATCTATTACATGAGCCGTAGAGAAATCCGAAGAATCACCTCGGGCAACATCCGCTACAACTATGTATGATTTACTATAATCAGCAAATTCCCATTTCCAAAGATTACCATCGAATCCAGTTTTCTCAATAGGGTCTTGTACATAAGTTTCTTTGTAAAATTGAAGTATTTGTGGGTCAATAACCGAATCACCAGAAGATACAAAATCACAATCACATTCTTGTGCGGCTCCTTTTGGTCCTAATAATCTTTCTTGTTCATCTCTCCAACTTTGGTCTCTTTCTGGGTGAACTGTCCAATGTAATCTAATTGTATTGAAATCGTTTCTACCTTCTTCTGCACCTACCCAAGTTTTATGATACCAATTACCCACACCATTTGGAGTTGATAATACAATTGCGTTACCCCCCGTAGATAATGTAGATTGTGCCGATACCCATATTTCTTCAATCTTATCAATAAATGCCGCTTCATCAAATACCAATAAAGATAGTGCTTCAGAACGTCCTGCATCTCCAGCAGCTGAAGTTGCCTTTATCTGAGAACCATTTGAGTATCTAAGAGATAGTTTGTTATCTTCTACTGTTTCTAATTTTAACCAAGATGGTAAATACTGATTCATCACCCTAACCTTCGTTACAAGGTTCTTAGCAACCTCTTGCTTAGTTGCTATAACCAAAACATTAAAGTCTTGATTGAATAGCATTTTCCACAAAGAGAATCCTGCAGTTAATGTTGAGATACCAGTTTGCCTTGATTTTAGAATGATATTATATCTATGGTCTTTGAAGTCAACTAATGTTTCTTCTTGAAATGGATATAATTGAAAAGGTATCTTACCCCTAACAGGGTGTTGAATCATACAATACTTTTTCATAAAATAAATTGGGTCAGAAGCACACTTCTGATATTCCAATTTTATTATATCTTTCAATGATTGCTTAGCCATAAATTATTTCTTTTTTCCTATCTTCCAATACATACCAGCACTAACAAATGGTACTAATTGTGAGGTGTTAGAATTATTCTGAATACCTAAACCTAATTGATATAAATTATTCTTTTTACTTTTTAAGATTAATCCTCCACCAACATTACTAATAACATCGGTTTTATTAAACCCACCATTTATACCCCAATAGAATTCATTCTTTGGTAATTCTTTTACAATTGTTGTGTTATACACAGTTGGAATTTGGAAGAACCAATCCACATCTCTTGATTGGATTTGGTTTTGTGAAATGATATCAGTTAAAATACCATATCCTAAAGTTGGAGCTGGTTTCTTTCCTAATGAATCAGTAACACCCTTTGGAAAATCATATGTAAGATTAAGTGTATCTTTTACTTCATATCTTGCAAAGTAATCTTCTATTATTTTTAAAGTATCAATATCCATAGGAACTTCAACTTCAACAGTTTCAGTTACTACTTTAGTAATATACTTTGGTACATATGTTGGAACCTTAACTGTTTTCTCTACAACAATAGTATCAACTTTTTGTTCTAACAGTTCGTAATCTTTACCACCTACGTTTACTATTTCTTTTTCTTCTTCTTCACCACCACAACCTCTAAGTAACAATACTACACATAGTACCATTATTAGTATAGTCTTTAAATCAAATTTGTTTAACCAATTCATAATTCTTATCCTTTAATTTCTCATATGCAATATTGCGCTTTTCGATAACATCAGTAAGTTCTTTTTTACCATTATCTATATCAGCTTCTATCTGAGCTTTTAAAGTTTGAACATCATCATTCGATTGCCATTGTTCTACTGAACCATCATCATTTACATATTCGTGAATGTTAGATACTTCTTTAAGAGCTTGATTCCATTTTTCTAAAACATCAGTACCATATGCAGCCATATTAGAATATATTCTATACTCTTCATATTCCTTCCATAATCCATCTTGCTTTATAACTAACTCCCGTCGTGCTAAACAACCAGCACAATATCCAGTTTTAGAAATTAGAGTTTTATCTGATTTTGAGAACTTTCCACTAACATCACATTCATCGGATTTACATTGGTGCGCTTTTTCAATGTGCTTTCGTAATTCAGATAATACGTTTGACATTTTAGATGATTTTACTTTTCCAAAATCTTTTTGTTCCCAAACGTTACCATCGGAATCACTCCATATATCACCAACCTTACGTTTAGTTTTAGTTTCTTTGATATCAGAAAATCCGATTTGAGTATTTTTTTCGTACTCACCAGTTCGT